ATCATAGTCGGTAAAATCTGACTGTGCTCTGAGATATTCTTTAAGAGCAGACTTTATATCCGCAAAATCTAGATTGGCAAGTTGAGTGTATGGCATTATCGTGTGCGCTCTAGGAAGAATTCTACTGATACTGGTGTGTCTTCTCTTCCACGAATTTCATAGGTAACCTCAATAGAATATCCATTGTTGTCAAAATCGGGTATACAAATAATCTTTCTGACAACGATTCTTGGTTCATAACGTTCCAAAACATCAGCAACTTCTGATCTAATAAGACCAGCAGTACCATAATCTAAAGGTTCAAACAAGCTACGATATATTCCAGAACCTAAATTTGGTTGAAATAATCGCTCACCCTTACTAGTAAGAAGTAAATTTACGATTGATTGTGTGATCGCAGCCTTATCCTTCACCGTGACAAGATCATCGGTGACTGGATGCTTCTTAAAAGTAACGCTCAAATCTTTGAACGTCTGAAATTCGGGCATTTAGACACAGCAAGGCTGCTATTATTTATTCACTCGTGCCAACGCTCTACAAAATCATCAAATCCACCAGGACCACCACAAGGACGTTCGTAACGATCCTCTGGAATTGGATATAACTCTTCTTTTGCTTTCATCTTCTTGTATGCCTTCAGATGCTTTTCGCTATCTGTCTCGGTGATTAAGGTCATACCTTCGTCAATAAAATCTTTACTTTTGTCAACTGGGTGTAGTCCCATAAAAAAACCTCTCTAAAGAACTGTTTCCAGAACTTTTAGAGAGGTTGCTATCTCTAGAATTATTTATCCTTTACCTTGACCACGATAACGCTTCTTGCGACCATTACGTGAACTAGCACCTAAATGAGTGTTTTGTGAGCGACCTTGGCGGGTCTTCTTTGGTGCTCCTTCTGTATAACCAGTTTTTACCAGACCTACTTTTGATTTTGCTGCCATAGTGTTTAATCAACTGCTCTAATATTATAGCACATTTATGTGGATGGTGGCGGAGGTGTAACTCCTGGATTTGATCCAGTTCCACCGCTGACAAGATAATTTACAAGACCACCGCTATTGACAAATACAGTTCTACTTCCAATCATAACTTGTGAACCATGTTGAGTAGAACTCAAGAACTTGGAAATAGGTCTTCCATTTGCCCATACCGTAGCATGTCCCTCAATGATTACATCGGGTGGAATGTGGGGTACTGGAGGAATAGTTCCTGGTATCGGGTGAATGATACAAACATCACCAACTCGATGAACAGGCAATCCATTCACAAATACATCAGGAGAAAATCCAACTGGTGGAGGTAATGGAATTGGTGGTTGGTGACCGTGGGAACTTAAAGGTTGTCCTGCTAATCCTATCTGTCTAGTCATTAGGGTGGTTGGAATCCAGGGTTTGTTGCTCTTTCTATTCCAGCTCTATTTAGAAGGAACTCATTACGAAACTCGGCATATTTTCCATCATAACGAACTGGCCAATAGAAATACCAAATATTGCTCAATAAATTATTGGCAAGTGTATCTCCTATATTCAATCTGTATTCATTGTATGTTGTACCAGTACCTCCAATTGGTTGTGCTGCCAGAGTTTGCTCTTCTTCGGGCGTCGGCGGGTCTATATTGGCAACAATACAAGAAACTTTAATTGTGTACACAACGGTATCAAATGCTGTTGGTTTGATCTCCAACAATTGACCCATATTAGGTCTAATTGGTTGTCCAGAGCTATTCACAGCATAACGTGTGTATTCATTCCAAAATTCTGTGCCATATCTATTTGCTTTCAAATGATCGGTGATCGCCGTTGTCTCATACGCTAAATCACTGGCACTATCTCTAACCCATCCACCTGGCATATAACCACTGATTTGAGTTGGCCATTCTAGTTGACCATCAGAAGGAACATTGGCATTACTTTTTTTCCATGCCCCATCACTACGTAATCTCCATAAGTCTTTGTATCCATTCGGATAGTTTTCTTGGTAAAATGCGTTTTCAAACTGGGGTTGTTCTAAACCAGTACCATTCATGAATCGTAGTTCTTGATCAAAAAATGCGTACTCGGAGCATCGCCCCTGTATGTTGCTAATGCCCACTTTACCATTCAGAAGCAGTGGTGGTATAATATTGTTCTGAACCTCCACTGCGGGGTCCAGAGAGGGCGCTGTGATGTTCTCTAACGTTGTATTCGCCCATCCCCAACCATCTCGCGCTCGGGACTCCTCCCAGTCAGTCGGGACGTAATCCCAACCATTGGTAGCATTACTGGCAGGTAATCCATCATCTTCTTCCCTAGGCCACCAATCAATTCTAACGATACTGGTCGTGGTCGAAATAATTCTTTCTGTTGGTGATAGAGAGATCATCCAGATTTGCGTCGGATCAATATCCTGCCAGGCATACCAAGGCGGTATTTCGGCAATCAATCCGATCTGATCTCTGAGATTATCTCTATCAATCCATATGCCCGTAGAATCCTTTGGATAAAACCTTCCAGCATAAAATGGTACTCCATTTCCATTAAGTCTCTGAAGTCTATTGAAATCATTCAATTGAATCGGACCAATGCCCCCAAACGAGGGTGCCAGAATGTTTATGAAAGGAACTGCCATTAAACCGCTCGCGCAACCTTTAACAGATCTTTTTTGAGACCCTCAACATTATTATGTAGATAATCTAATGTATCTGAGAGACTTTCGTAGTCTTTACCCGATGGACGGCGGTACATCAACGTGGGACGCTCCAACTGCGATATCCGTTGGTCCAGGCTCTGCAATCTCTCGGACAGCATTAGGAGTGCTTGCTCCAACTTCTGCTGCTGCTTTTGTAACTCTTCCATCATTCTGATCTCCTCGTAGGAATGCTTCTGCGGCGCGACTTTCAAACTCGTCACAGAAGGCATCAAAGTTGTTTAGTATATTATCGAAATTTTCAAACTCGGGTTTTTCCATGATTTTTTCTGGCGGAAATTTTTTTCTTACAGAGGTTTTCAAAAAACCAATTTCAATAATATTTATCGGTCGTCTGGATACTTTTGTAGGTTAGGGGAGGTGCGATATGGGACCCGCTCGGCCGCCCCGATATAAACGAAGGGGGGCAATATCACTGCCCCACTGTCTCTAACTGCTTGGCGATGTTGCGACCCACGAAGTCACGAACTTGATAGGGAATTGTGATTTGTTTGCCCGCATCTTCGTGGCGATAGATGTAATGCTTGCCACCGTTCCTATGTAACACCCATCCATTGATCTTTGCGATCTTCTGGAGTTGTTTGGTTGTCATGGAGTTAGTGTAGAGAAATGGGGGTGTGGTAGGATGGGGGGTCACCCCTTGGGGGTCACCCCTTGCCCTGGTAGTCTGTGTGGAGACCTGCCAACTCTGCGGCGCTGAACCCATCAATGCCCCCTGCTGCCAGGGATGCGCCTAGGCGGTCTTGACGGTGGGAGTTGAGTTGGGGGCGACCCTTCACCACGTTGGTGCTGACCCATACGGTCTGGCGGGTCTTGAGATCGGTTGCGATGTTGTAGAGTGCCATGCTCGGTTCGTTTGATCTGTGGTTAGTCTAGACGGTCTGGGGGTCAGTCCCGATCGCTGATGTTCCACTCTCCCCACTGTCCCTCGGGTGCCTGGTAGGTCCCGTTAGCGACGGCATCGCGGATCGCTTGGCGGTGTGCCTCCTCACGGGCGAGGCGCTCAGTGTAGGATGCCATCACGGAGGCGATCAGTTCGTCGTGAGTCATCTTGGTTTTGTTCATGCTGTTAGTCTACAGGGTCGGGCGGCAAGATCGGGGGCAGACTGTGCCACCCCCTCAACCGTCACAGCTCTGCCATCATGGCGTTCATCTCGTCAGCATCAATGGCGACGCTATCCCATGCCACGCCATCCTTGGTTTGCCCGAGGTGGCGACCGATCATGCCATCCATCATGCAGCGCACGAACTTATCCCAGGGGGTCTCATTGTCGCCGCAGTACTCTACACATGCCTTGGCGGTATTGTAGAGGAACTCATCATTCTGAACCCACAGGGCAGCATTCCAGGTTTCGTAGGTTGCCCAACCGTTGTAGGTAGGAAGGGTGGCGGTTGCGTTGGTCATGGTTCGTTTCGTTTCGATGTGGTTAGTCTACAGGGTCAGCGGTGCCCTCAGCGGGCATAGGTGGTCACTTCGGACGCTGGCACACGGGTGACCGTGAGGCGCTTCCACCCCTCGATACGATAGTAGCGGATCTCTTCAATCACGGCATTAACCACGTTGTCATGCTGGCGGGCCATGCCCTTAGCAGTGGTTGCCTTGCGACGCTTGCGATACTCTACAGCGGTGCTGCCATCGGCACGGTCCAGCTCGACACGGTAGAAGGCGTAGGCGGTCATGGGTCGTTTCGTTTGAACTGAGGTTATCCTACAGGGTCAGGGCATCTTGCAGGCGCCTGGGAGGACACTGTTGTAAGTGGCACACCGCTTCTCGGTTGCCTCGTTGACTTGCTGGACAGTGAAGCGGGCAGCGTCTGCCACCACGAGACCAGCACCAACAGTCAGACCAGCGAACAGCAGATAGGCGAGAAGGCGAGACATGGGCGTTTCGTTTCGATGTGATCAGTCTACAGCCCCAGACGACGCATCGCCCAACGATAGACCAGTTCGGCAAGCGTCCCTTGCTGGCGGATCACAGGCAGGGAAGGCATGGTAAAATGTGCCATTGTGTCGTTGTGAGTTGTTGTTACTTTGTGAGTGAAGATCAGTAGTCGCTGAAGATAGCAACTTGCCGATACTTCACTTCACAAGAGGTGAAATCGTAGCGCAAGTTGCTATCGTAGGTTGCCTGCCAATCAATCACCAAACCATCGGGAACATCCATGGTTTCGTTATAGTAATCTTCAGCGAAGTCTGCCTCAGATTCGAACCAACCACGGAAGCGTTCATCGCAACCTTCGATGTAATCAATGCCCTGTTCTTCGATGAGAGCATCTACGGCATCATAACCGATAGACTCACCACAGCGGCAATATTCTTCATAATGGGCAACAAAATCGCTCTCGTCGTGCTCATCAATGAACTCCAACATGTCATCGAGAGCATAATTCTCTTCTAGCAATTCATCAACCTTCTCAACAGTGTCAGCGTTGAGAGTTTCCTTGTAGTTAGCAGTCAAGGTGATGGACATGATGTAAAGAATTGGTTTGAGATGGGGTGCCGATCTCCCCTACAGCAGTGAAGGATCTTACCTAGGACCTGTCCGATGTCGGGTGGTTTCGCTAGGAGGGTTCGCTTCTGAAAGTATTATAGGGGGTGAGGGGGGCAGATCAACGGGGTCTGTGCCACCTCTTCAACTGTCACCCCCCACCGTAGACATAGGAGACAATGCCAGCAGGATGATTCACACCCTCAATGACAGTAAACTCTCCATACTTATCGAAATCATCAGCATGATAATCACCAAACTCTTTGATGAAGAAAACCCGAGCATCTTCTTTAGACTCGGCAGCGATCACACACATGCCAGAGGTATAATCAGAAAGAACTTCGTTCAGGATGTACAGATTCATTGCTTTGTTGTTCATGAGACTAGTATGGCAGCAGATGGGGCAGTGTGGGGGGTTTGGTGGACAGTTCGGGGACTGTCACATCCCGTTCAGGAAGTCTGCCAATGCCTCTTTATAGTCTGCCTCAGTCTCAAAGGTCCGACCATGGATAGTACGGGGGTACTGTGCCTTAGGGGCAGGCGCCTTGCTGGGCTCCTTGCCCTGGGCGATGATCTGAGCGATGTAGGGGTTGTTTGTCATGTAGACATTATAGACACAGGGGGAGGCGATCTGTGGCAGTTGGTGGACAGTGCCTCAACTGGCACACGGGCGGCTGACCAGTTAGCTATACTTCCAGCAGTTCGGGATAGTATTGCTGAACCTCTTCATTCAGCTCTTCATCACTATACTTATCGTATCCCTCCATCATGTAATCATAGCAGAGACACATCACAGTTTTGAGATCCATGTCATCCAACATCTGCTGGACAAGTTGTTCCTGAAGTTCTTTGCGATCCATGAGTTTGTGTTAGTTAGTGGTAAAATCAGTTTGCTTCATCAAAACCAGAAAGATCCCATCCTGGTTCTTCATTTTCTTCCTGAACTTGCTTCCAATCTTCTACATCGAAGATCTCACCAGGCATGTCAGCGATTTCATCCCACATTGTCGGTTCGTTTCGTGTTGACTTTTATAGTATGGCACCCCTCAGGGTCATTTGGTGGGATACTGTGCCACTTCATCAACTGGCACATAATCTATCTCAACAACGCACCAACCTGACTTATCACTGACAGCATCAGATAAGGCATCTTCATTATCAACATTCCACACAGTCTCAACATAACGAGATGCTAACAAGTCTGCCGTCTCAACAGCATCATACTCATTCCAATCTTCATCCTCAAGGTAACAATCAAAAACGATGTGAGTGATCTTCAGGTTCATTGGTTTTGTGTTGATGTTGTTAGTATGGCATCAAATTGTGCCAGTTTCAAGTGATAGTGGACAGTTCAGAAACTGGCACAATTGAACTTGACTTGTAAACTATTCTTGAGTAGTGTAATCTATCTCTACAAAGGTATAGAAATCATCGTAGATATCTTGATCACTATATCCATTCAAGTTATCTTCAAGCTGTTGTTCTTTCATCTCTTGATACATCTCTTGAATAGTCATAGTTAACTCCAAGTGTTGTTAATAGTATATTATAACATATGAGTTATAATTTATAAAATATTAAAAATCTCAATATTTTTAATTTATTGAGATTTCTAATATTTTGAGATTTTACTAGTTCAGACGCATACCAGAAAAGAAAGGAACAGTGACTTTCTGATTTTTACAATCAGTGAAGGTAACAAACCAGGCGAAGTTCTTCTGGAAGACACCATCACCAGGGCAACCATTCTCTGCCAGAATAGCATTCAGGCGAGACTTGGTGGTGTTGGATTGCCAACCACCATCAAAGATCTCAACCCAAGTCTCACCCACACGAGCAATCAGATTGCCATGCAGGAACACATCAGACACATTGCTGCAGCAGATCACCTCAGTGTTGGCAGACTTCCAATCCTTGCCTGCCTTGATAGCGGCGTTCATCTGGCGTTCGATCTTACGCATTGGGGTGAATTCCCGACGACCTATGTAAGATATCAGGGATCAGGGGGCAGTGGGGCGATCAGTGGACAGTTCAGAAACTGTCATACCACTCATCGTCTTTGGTCTTGAATTTGGTAACTTTCTTTTTAGATTGCCTACGAATGTTCTTCACATCGTAGCCGTAGTCTTCAAAATCATCGTCGAATTCTTTAAACTTATCGTTGCTGTTGTAGCGATAGTTTTTGTTGCTCATTGTCTTGGGTTTTAGTTACTCAAACTGTGTGATTATTTAGATTGAACTAGGACTTTATCTTTGATCTGTTGGTTAATAAAACGACCAACAGATCCACTAGATTGTTCTAGTTCAATACCAATGAGTTCTTTACTCAAATTCTGTTCAAATTCTTCTACATTTTCACAGTTAAATGTATATTCTTTGTCAATATTACTATTATACACCACTTTCACTACATTTTCTTCAATAGTAACACTATTAATAGCTGTACTATTGAAATTAGTAAAGGTTTTAGTCATGTGTGTGTTAATCTTTAACGTTTAAGGGATAAAAAAACAGAAAAACTCAAAAAACTTAAAAAACTTAATTTCTCAATTTTTCAAAAAACTTAAAAAACGAGATTTTTGACTTTTTAAGATTTTGAGTTTTCCACAATTTCCACAGGTTGTGGAAAACCTCAGAGGGACATCGCCTTCAGCATAACCACTTTAGCATACTGTAGGGCATTCTGTCTATCACCTGCCTCGTATGCTTGAATGAATTCCTCACAGACTTTCTGATTGTCCAGGGCAATCTTCTGCTGAGGGGTCAGGGGTTTCTCAATAACCTCAGTCGTGGTGAGCATTTGTGTGTCTCTCGATTACCTAGGTAGTATAAGGCACCTAGGAGGTCCTCTGAGGGGTTTTGTGACACTTTGAGTACTGGCACACCTGAACTTGACTTTCGATAGGTTACACGCTAAGACAACAACACCTCCGCTCGATTCAGTTCTCTTCCTCTGTATCACTCGGTCA